TGAAAACATACTTGAAAAACAATCAAATTTTCAAGAATGCAGCCATCGGCCCCGCGATCCGCGGCTCTATATGCTCGACAAGCAGCGCCGGGCAGCGCTTCAGATGGTAGCGCACCGTTCGAAGACGACCGCGTCGAGTCGGTGACACACAGCGTGAGCGCCGGGATGTGCTCACTCGCCGGCGGGACCGCGCCCTCTCGCGTGATCGCGTCCCTGAGCAGCTCCAACGCGCGGTCGGAAGCGCTCCGCTTTGTTGTTCGCTGAGCTCGTAGGACCACTCGTCCGCCGCCAGCTTGACCACCAGCGTTTCGAAATCGTCGAAAAGTTCAAAAGTGCGAAAAGGTTGCGCGTGCGGATCCCAGTAATCGCGTGACCTTTTAACCCTTTTGGCCCTTTTTGCACCATTCACTTCTTTTCACGCAGGGTCTAATAGACCCCCCCGGGAACAAGCGAGCGGAGACGGAGGTCCTGTAATAAGTGTAATAAGGTATATATATAGATATAATATATATATTTCAGAGACTTGGCTGCCCCGACTTCCGCCTCGCGGTCAAGTTGCAGAAAGTACAAAAGTCCCTCCCTTAACGACCCTTATGACCTTTTCCACCGCCATATGGTGGCGGGGCGTCCTGCGGTAACGAGGATCTCTTCCTCGATCTGTTCGCCGTCGATTAGCCGTCGCGTGATATCGTAGAGGGTACGGGTATCGACGAACGAGGTTCGGCGTGCGAGTTTTGATTTTTTTATGCCGTTATTGCCGGCGGTACGGATGATTTCGGCGATCCTCTTGAATTTGGCCTCGTACTCGCTGTCGGCGACGAAACGGTCGGCGTCGCGCATCATGGTCTTGACACTATAGTCAACGATTTGGCGGCTCCAGGAATACGCATCCGCCGTGACCACCGGCGCCTCGGGGTTGGTGCTGACGGCGGCGACTGTGGCGATTTTGATGACGTGTTCGCGCATTCTTCCGATCAGCGCTTCGTGGTAGGTACCGCTGTGTGCTTCCGTCTTGCGGTCGAGTTCGTCGCGCAGTTCGATATCGAGGTCGCGGGCGACGTTGTCCCACGGCACCGGCGCCGGCGATGGTGTGCCCTCTGCGAACTCGGCGAGGTTGCCGTGCTGCCATCCTTTTGCGCCGGCGACGATACGCTGCAAGCCGTCGATGAGACGCTGTGGCACATCGCTGAGATTGCGCGGCTCCTCATTCCAGGCGGGTCGTGGGTCGTCGGTCGGGACGAATAGAAACCGGGCGTAGCTGCCGTCTTGCAGGGCGCCTGACTGCAGCGCCTGCCACAGCGGTCCCGGCACTGTCGAGCCGTGGATGACGCAATTTGGCACGATAATGGTTCGGCGGGGGCGCTCTTTCTGGTCGCTGTACTCGGTCCCTCTGAATATCGGGCAGGTGAACAATTCGGTGAGGTTGTCCAGTATTTCCCGCTTATGTCGGGGCGCATGCTTGTCGGCGACCTGTTGAAAGAACTTGCCGAATTCGTCGATCTGGAAGAGGCTTGAGGGCTGTCGCACCAACGCGCTGATCAAGCCGGCGCCGGAGGCGATTTTGCTGCCGGCAAGAAAGCGATCGAGCCCGGCGGTCACGAGCGCCATATCGGCGCAGTCGCGGGGGTGCTCCTTCCCACACCCGCTTGACCCTACGTCCACAATGTAGGGATTGGTGCGCAGCCCGGTGGGGCCGACATAGCGGCGTCCGGCGAGCACGGCGACAACACAGAGCGCTGTCGTCACCGCGAAGATCGGTTGCGGCCGGGGCGCGCTGGCCAGTGTGTAGTCGACAAAATCCTTGATCACACCAGTGGCGCGGTAGAATGCCTCGGGCACGAAGACGTTAGCGTCGGCGGGTGCCGGCTCGTGCGGCTCGGTTGCCGTCACCTCATCGATCAGCGGCTGCGCGGGGTGGTGGCCGGGGTCCCAGGCGATTTCGCCATTTATCGTGATCGACGGATCGGGCATCCACCCCGCTTTCAAGGCCTCACGGTAGACCGTGGCGACGCCGATGGAGTGGATGTTGCGGAAGCCGTTGAAGGTCCTGAGCGTATACTCAGGCCGGTCCTTCTGGCTCTTGGCCGACCACTTCATAAACGGTGCGAGCCCGGCCTCGCCAATGCCGACCTTGACCGACATGCCGATATTGCGCCAGAACCAGTAGGGCTCGTCGTTGTTGGCAAGCCAGTCTAGCGCCGACGTCACCCCTTCGATCGTGCCTCGCTTGTCCGGGTTGGAGACGTGCGCGCCGTTGCCGAACTCGCTGCCGTTCAGCTCCCTTGCCGGCCGCAGCGTCTCCGGTAGCAGTGTGTGCGCTTGGCGCGCGAATTCGCGGCATTGATCTTCGGTGACGGCAGGCAACATCTCCAGCGGCACATCGGCCGGGCTGCCCTCTATCCAGAGGTAGGGCTGACCGGTTTCGGGGTGGATGGCGTGCGCGACGAATTGCTGGCCGCGTGCCAGCACTTCGATCGGGTGCGCCTTAAACCCGGCGAATGGCGTCGCGGCGCGGTAGACGAGCAGGCGCTTGGGATAAAAGCCGATGCGCGTGAGCGGGGTTTCGCCGAGTAGGCGGCGGGCCAGCTGCTCGATCTCGATCGCGACGGCTTCATCTTCGACAACATCGATGTCGATACCGACGGCGCTGCCGCCTGCCACGCCGATCCCGGCGTCGGGATAGTTGCTCCATACTTCGATCTCGATCGCGGTAGTTAAGCGCGAGCAGTGGTTGGTCCATTCGAAGTAGCCGCCCCACCTGCCCGACTTATAGATGCCGGGTGCCTTGCTGTCGGGCATGAGCGGCAAGACCGCGTAACCGTTATTGACATAGCGGCCACCAAGATCGCTCATAAACGACATGACGGGCGACCCCTCAGAACGGCGGTTCGCGGAGTCGACGCACGTAGGCGGCGACAATGCTTTCGATAAAGCCGAGCCAGGTCTCGACCGGCCAGGTGGCCATGTCAGTCGTACCGGTCGTTTCGATGAATTTGCCGCCGGCGTCGGAAGCTGCCGCGACCGCCGCCTTCTTAGTGCCGAAGGGCGTGTCGTCGGGCGGCGCGATCTCCCATTCCCACTCCCACATCTCCACCTTGTCGGGGTCGCGCAGCCGATTGGCGTGCTCGGTGCAGACGCGCAGCCATTTCCCGGCTGGCATGTGCAACGTGCGCTCCTTGCGCACGGCTCCCCCTTCGGCGCGTTCGTGCCAAACCGTCGTCAATGTGGCCGCTTTGGTGCGGACCCGCCCGATCGGCGGGTTGTCGTCGGGCGTCGGCTGGCCGCGCTCGTCGAACCATTGGATCTCGCACTGTTCGGTCACGGCAACCTTGCATTGACGATTTTGGTGTAGCGGCCGTCCGGAGCTACCAGGATGTGTGTCGGTTCGCGCAAGGCCGTGACATAGCGCAAGGCCTCCTCCACGGTATCCGGGACCGGGACGTCGGGCCCGCGCCGACACCACCATGTCACGGCCTTCTGCCGGGCGTAGCCGCCGTGCTCGAAACAAACCCATTCGCTGTGCCGGGCGAGTCCGGTGCGGTAGTCGACCCGAAGAGATGGCGGTTTGCCTGGCTTGTCGTGGTGGCGATAGCTGAGGCTGTCGACCTCGAGCCATTCCGGCGGTGGCGCTAATGGCGAGGACCTCGAGGCGGCGAGTTCGATCTTGCGCTCCTGCGGCTGGAACTCGTACCCGCACTCACAGGTCCGCAGGGCGGCAGGCAGGGCGCGGCGGCATTCGGGGCAGATCTTGACCGGCGCCTTGCCCTCATGTCCGTTCGACTTGGTCTTGACGTGCGGCTGGTCGATCGGGCCGTGGCGCTCGAAATTGCCGCCGAAGTCCAGAATCAGACAGTCGGATATACCGGGATGCGTGCGCAGCCCGCGACCGACCATCTGGATGAACAGGCCGGTCGACCGGGTCGCCCGCACCAGCGCGATCAGATCGACGTTGGTCGCGTTGAAGCCGGTCGTGAACACGTTCACGCCGACGAGCGCTTGCAGCTCGCTGGCTTTGAAGGCGGCGATCAGGCGGTCGCGCTCGTCGAGCTTGGTGTGGCCGAAGACCGCCTCGGCGGCGACGCCACGGTGGCGCAGCGCGTCGCGCAGCATCTCGCCGTGCCTGACGCCGCAGCAGAAAACCAGCCAGCTGTTGCGCCCGGCGCCGCGCTCAACCAAGTCGTCGGTGATGTAGGTGACGGTCGCTGGGTCGGTCGCGACAGCCTCCAGTTGTTCGAGGACGAACTCGCCAGCGCGGACATCGACACCCGTCGTGTCGATCTGCGGCATGGGCACGACGCCGATAGGCGGCACGAGGCGCCCGCGGTCGATGAGCTCGCGGACGCCGATCTCGTAGGCGATATCGGTGAAGAGCCGGTCCTCGCCCTCGGTCAGCAGGCCGCTGTCGAGGCGGAAGGGCGTCGCGCTGAGGCCGATGACCTTCATGTGCGGATTGCGTTCGATCAGAGCCGCAAGCAGAGCCCGGTACATCGTGTCCATTGCACGAGGCAGCCGGTGGGCCTCATCGATCAGTGCCAAGTCGAAGACTGGCAGGCGATCGGCGTTGCGGTAGAGCGACTGGATCGAGCCGAAGATGATCGGCGCGTCGTAATCTCGGCGCTGCAGCCCGGCGCAGTTGACGCCGACCGGTGCCGCGGGCCACAGCCGCAGGATCTCGGCATAGTCCTGTTCAATGATCTCGCGAATGTGTGAGAGAAGCAGCACGCGCTGGTCCGGCCACTGCGCAAAAACTTCCTTTAGGAACTGCGCAATGATGAGACTTTTGCCTCCGGCTGTCGGGACCACTATGAGCACGTGACCGTTTTTGTAATTATAATACGAATAGATCGAACCGATCGCGGCGCGCTGATAGTCGTGAAGTTCAATCATGCGCGGCTCCATTGCGCCAGACCCGCCCGTCGGCCAGCCGATACTCCACCCACGACCCGTCGGGGTCGGCGGCGACCTCCTCGCCTGAGACCAGTGCCGGAAGAAAAAGATGCGAAGGGCAACCGCGTCGCTGCTCGTCGAGCGAGAGGTTCTTGTCCCAGCGTGCGCAGCGCCAGCCGCCATCGGCGCGTGGGCTCGAATAGCGGCACGTACGGCAGTTGAACGCTGGCTGCGCGCCGAAGTGACAGACATCGCGATACTCGCACCAG